TGCAAAGCCTGCAAACGTCGCTAGGCACAGTATGGCCGCAACCAAATCTGCACGAAGAAGCCGCTGACGAAATCACCCGCCTTCGCGAAGAACTTGCATCAGCCAAACAAGCAGCAGCGGCATACGAAGCGTGGAAGTTTCCCGAAGACATTCAGGCGCTGACAGTGGAAAACGAGCGCCTGCGCGAAGAAACCGCGCGGCTGCGGGAGGTGCTGGCGCCTTTTGTAGATGCGGGAAACTTTAAGGTTTTTATTAGCACGGCAATCACGAAAGAGGAATGTTTTGTTTCGATAAATGTCAAAGAACGCGATTTACGCCGCGCCCGCGCCGCTATTCGAGAGGGAGGGAAGGATGACTGAAGCCGAGCGCGAAGAACTAGCCGCCGTCACCGAACGTATGTCGCGGCTGGACTTTGAGCGGACAGCGGCTGAATTGGAGCGTGACGCCCTGCGCGCAGAAAACGCGCGGCTGCGGGAGGCGTTGGAGCCGTTTTCAGCCCTGTTCTTATATCCGGATGATTTGGGGGTTGAATATGCGGAAGACATTCGCTCTGACCCTGATTGGGATGATGTTGCAAACGGCGTCCAGTCAGAAAACGTATTTGTGTTGAGACGAGATATCCGCCGCGCCCGCGCCGCTATTCGAGAGGGAGGGAAGGAATGACTGAACACGAAATTAAAATTCCAGAACCGTCGGAGTGGCATTGCGAACTATTTGGCACAGGAGCGGAAGGGATAGTCTTGCGGCCGACTAAGGGTCGTGAGCCTAATTTCTTCTGGCGCTGGATGCAGTTCGTTTTCTTCGGCAACAAGTGGGTGCGCCGCTATTCGGGAGGGACAGGATGAGTGAAGACATCTGCGACAGGCTTGTGCGCTTTGATTTGCACAAAAAATGCCTGTCCTCAGACCTTGAAGTAGAAGCCGCCGACGAAATCACCCGCCTGCGCGAAGAGAACGCGCGGCTCCGAAAATTGCTTTTTGATTTTGAGAATTTTCAGGAAATCTATGAGAAAGCAATGGAGACAAAATGACCGAAGATGCATCTTTCAAAATAAAGGGCCTTGAGACCCTGTTAAATGACAATCAGAAAGCTCGCAATGAATTGCTTCACAAGCAGGAGCTTTATCCATTTGTGATGCGCCTTCTGAACGAGTCGGACAAAGGAAATGAGCTTTATCCATTCCTTGTTCGAGTTCTGGAAGAAAACAAAGAGCTTGTTCGTCGTCTTTCTGATTGCCAGAAAGCATACGGAATTATGGAAATAAGGGAGGTAGACAATCGGAGACGCACAAACGAATTGTATGCAGAAAGAGAAAGGCTGGAAGCAGCAAATAATTTTTTGAAAAAAGAAAACGAAACTTTGAAAGCCAAAGCCGCAAAATCCGCAAAAAGGAAGCCAAAATGACATGGATCCTCACCCTCTGGATATATGGCGCAGGAGTTATCACTCAGGAGCATTCATCTCAATCGACATGCGAACGCGCCGCTCGCGAGATACGATCAAGCGTGATTGGCGGAATGGGCTATTCCTGCAACATGAAATGAGGCAGTCATGGACATTTTTACAGATTCTGAATTTTGGTTTTTCGTGGCTCCATGCTGGGCTTTGGGCGGATGGGCGGGTTGGAAACTTGCTGAATGGGAAGAGGAAGGCTTCGATGAGATATTCCGCATTGATGTGCGCTATCGCTTTGTCAGCTTGTTCCGTTCAATTGCCCGGCTCTAATTATGGATGCACGGCGGCGCATGGCGGAGATCCGAGGAATTGTTGGCAGGCGCTGAAGCTCGACCAGCCGCGCCCTGCTCAGGGTCGGAGTTATCATTCCGCCGGAACAATGAGCCTCGCTCATGCGACATGCGTCAAACAAAACAGCCAGTGGTGGTTTCATGGGGCGCATCATCCGGTCACTAAGGAAATTAGCAATGAAGGGAATGCTGTTTTACGCCGAGCCTATGGCTTACGCTATCCTGCTGTTGTGGATTATCTTGACAATCGTGGGGCTTTAGCGACGACGCGCTGGACAAAGCTTTCGGGCCTTGATCTAAACAGGCTTGGCGTTCCGTTGTGCAATTAGAGAGAGCAATCTTATGCCTGTATATTACAACGAAATAGAACCATACCCCGCGCAATGGCTACGCAATCTGATCAAGGCGGGGCGCATACCGGATGGAGAGGTAGATGAGCGATCAATCGTTGACGTGCGGCCCGAAGACCTCAGGGGGTTTGACCAGTGTCACTTCTTCGCAGGCGTCGCCGGGTGGAGCAGGGCCCTCCAGCTCGCCGGCTGGCCCGACGACAGACCTGTTTGGACCGGCTCCTGTCCCTGCCAGCCGTTCAGCGTCGCCGGGCGCGGCAAGGGAACAGCCGACGAGCGGCATCTCTGGCCAGAGTTTTACCGGCTTATCCGCGAGTGCAAACCTGCAATCGTCATTGGCGAGCAGGTTGCGTCGCGCGCTGGGCGAGAATGGCTCTCCGGAGTGTTCGCTGATCTGGAAGGAGTGGGATATGCCGGGGCGGGAGCCGATCTGTGCGCAGCGGGCGTCGGGGCGCCGCACATCAGGCAGCGGCTCTACTGGGTCGCATTGGCCGACGCCGAAAGCCTCGGACGGAGAGGGCGGGCGCACGACGAAGACGAAGGGCGGCGGGAACAGCCACCTGCCAATTCATGCGAGGGAAGCGGCGACGTGGCCGACGCCGACATCATCAGATCATCTGCACAACAATTCGGAAACGATAGAGCGATGGACGGAGAGGGCTGCGGAGAAGAAAAAGCAGGGCATACATCTGCAATTTGCTCTTCGGCATGCCGTCCAGACATGGCCGACGCCGACGACGCGGGACGGGAAGGACGGTCAATACTGCCCGAACGTGCCGACGAACTCTCTCCTTGGTCGCGAGGCGTGGAGTGGCGACGGGGAGCCGACGGCAAAGAGAGGCGCGTTAAATCCGGAGTTCGTCTGCTGGTTGATGGGGTTCCCAACCGAGTGGGACGACTGCGGGGTTACGGTAACGCGATTGTCCCGCCGCTCGCGGCCAGGGTGATTGAGGCAGTGATGGAGATAATCGAATAATCCCCATAAAAGGCGAATAATCCCCATAAGGAGAACATGACATGGCGCCAGGACGTTACAGATCAAAGCAGAAGCCGGCGGCCGAAAAAGGCTTCGCCTCCTCCACCCGCCCGACTATCCCGTGGCAGCAGACCGCCGGCATGTATCTCGCCGGACAGGAGTGGGTCGACGAGGTGGATCTCGTCACCCTTGAGATGGACCGCAAGTGGGGGCGGGGGCGTTTGCGGCTGGCTGTCGACCCGGACATCCGGGAGAAATACGACCGGCAAAGGTATCTCTATTTGCAGGCTCTGTGGGAGGGCCAGCTGGAGGACCTCAGGCGCGAAGCCGGCATGATGGTCAAGGCGCTCCGGAGATGCGACGAGCTCGCCTCCATAGCCGGCAAGAAACCAATCCACCCGAGCGTCTGGGAGGTCACCCTTGACGACGGCCGGGTGGCGGCCATTGTCCGCGAGCCGGAGGCGCTTCAGTTTGTGGCCGCAGACGGGCGCTACGTGGTCGTCTATGACCTTGAAGAGATAGGCAAGCTACTACCCTACCTCTCCGACGTTTGCGCGATCAAGGAGGCGTTTCCGGGGGCCACAGTGGCCAGGACGGCCGGAGCCATCAAGGACCCGTTCGCCGCAATGGAGGGGATCGACACGCACGGCATCTTTGACGTCAGGGCCCCGATTGACGACGTCATGAATTTTGAAGACGACAGCGTTCCATTCTGAGTAGTCAAGGATTGCTTGATGACTGACGACGCAACAATCGGGCGGCAGGCGAGGGATGACGCCCTCGACGCCGTCCTGAATAAAAACGCCATCTGGCGCACACATGTTCTGGACTTCATCGAGAACCGGCTGCCCCAGGGCTGGGTCGGCACGGGCGAGGACATCCGCCGGCTGGCAGTGGAGGACGGCCTGCCAAATCCCGGCCACCCCAATGCGTGGGGCGCCGTGATCATGTATGCCGTTAAAAATAAAAATTGGCTGCAATGGACCGGCAAAGTGAGGCCGATGACGCAGCGAAGCAGCCACGCGAGGCTGACGCGGGAGTATGTTCGCTTCGACCCGCTGTAACAAAAAGGGCCCCTTGCGGGGCCCTCTTTTTATGCGGACGTATTTTCATCTGCCTCCGCCCGCAATTCCATGCAAACAACTTCCAGCAACCAGTCTCTGTCAATCTGGTCTTCCCGGAGGCCGTGCACCAGAACGGCCACCAGCCTTGGAACCGGGTGCGTGCCGCACAGCCATGAAGTGACCTGCCGCTCTGTCTTCCCGCATATTGTCGCAAGATCCCTGTTGGACAGGCCAAGCTCCGACATGCTTTGTTTAAGCATTATTGGCTGCATGATTACACCGGCAGCAATCTGCGCGTCACACGTGCCGGCGCCTCGGCGTCAAATTGCCTGCGGCTTTCTATTACGCCCTCCACGCGTCTCAGCTTCTCGTGAACGTATCTGGCGCAATCGAGCTCCGTCCAGTTTGGCGACGTTGACGCCGGGTCGCGTTTTGATAGCCGGCAAAAAACGCCCCACAACACCGGGTTGACCTCCCAGCATGGATCGAGGCGGCAATCCTCTTCAGAGTAAAATTTAGCCCATGGATAAACGGCGCTCATTTTCTGTCTCCCGCTTTTATGACGGCCCAAACAATGATGAAGGCGATGAGGCCCCCGCCGACCAGAAAGCCGACGGTGACCAGTAGCGTAGCAAGAACCATAGCCATCATGCTCCCCCATGGCGTTGTATTGTGGTGACCATCGCCAAAATGCCGAACACAAGTTCCATCACCCTTGCTTCATGCACTGATCCGGGGACTATCGACACCCCGCGGCGCTTCAGCGTTTTGTCAATTGAGGCAAACAATTCATCCGCCATCTCATATCTTTGCCCGGCGGTGATTTCGGGGCGATCCGGCTCCTGCGGCGGAAAGTATGCCGTTGCGTTCCAGTCGACATTAATTGGCATTTTGCTTATGCTCCCCGTATCGCGGATTAAACAGATGATACCCGTTTTTGCAAAGCCATATCGCGAGATGCTCCCCCTCGCGGCAATCTACGGCAATTGACTTGCCGCGATACTGCCACCCCTCGGCAATGACGTTTTCGGCAAAAAACTCTTCAGCCTCGGGGGTGACGGGTTCAAAGAACCAGATCGATGACCACGCCTCTGCGTGCACCAGAACATCGATATTTTTAATGCTGCTCATGATGACTTCTCCTCTTATTTCGTCCAATCAGGGCGTTCATATTCAGGCGCGCTCAGGCGGTGGGGCATTACGGCGCACACGTAGCTGACGCCGTCGACGCCGGGGAAGTAGACGGGAGCCGGACTAAGGCCGTTGTGGTAGACGCAAACGCGCCCCTCCTTGTCCCCCAGCGCCTTCGCGATCTTGCCGAAGTCGGCGAGATACCGCGGGTTGAATTGCGCTGTCTCGCCGTTGACCCCGTTCGGGATGATGCGGCGCCAGTCCGGGAACGTCGCATCAATCGGGCGGAACAGGTAATCCCGGCCGCAATACTGCAGCAGATACTTGCCGTCAGCGGCCGGCGTGATTGTCCCATATGGGACGGGTTTGAATATTTTGATCTCCGCCACGATCTCCGAGGGGATGATGATCACAAAGGGCGTCGGCTCCTCGCCTTCGTCCCACGTCGCCTTGTCATTGAAGGCGGCGATGCGGTGGCCGTCGGTTGCGACGCATGTGATGTCGTCGACGCGCGCATCCACGCAGACCCCGTTCAAATAATATCTGGTTTCTTCCTTGCCGCAGACGGTCGCCGCCGCCTTCAGAAGATTGATGTCTATTGCAGGCATGTTTCTGTCTCCATGTTACAGGCATTTTGAAGAAGGATCATTGATCCTCGTAAAACGTGTCCCACCACGCGTCTTCCCATATCCTCGCCAGCTTTTCGCTGACGCCGACGTAAGGATTGTCCGAGCAACGGACGCAGTCCTTGTAGGCATAGTGGCCTTCGCTGTAGACGATCTCTTCCACTTTAATCTCCATCATGGTCTCATCAGAGCCCGCCTTACGGGCTGACGGGGCCGGGGCCCCGTTTCGACCTTACGCAACGTTGGCGAGCAGCGGCTTGACGCGCAGCGCCTTGGTGGGCTTGCCGACCTTGGTGAGGGCGGCGATCTGGTCCTCTGTGGCGCCGAGCTGGCGCAGCAGGTTCAGGGCGGCGTCCTTGTCGAGCGTGCGGGCGCCAGCCTTGGTGTCGATGGCGACGATGCACGCGTCGCCGTAAACCTCGGCGTCGTCGCCGGCGGCGTCGAGCAGCTCCTTGCGGGCGGCGTCAACGCGGGCGGTGATCTTCTCCTGCTCGAACTTGAGGAGGGCGTAGGCGTCGGCGAGCGGGGCGATGTTGGAAGCGGTCATATCAATCTCCGTAAGATGCAAGATCACGATGAACGCTTTATACAGGAAGTTTCTTCCTGCTGTCAATAACAATCTTAGTATATTCTCAAAAAAAATCAGGGGGCCGGAACCCCCTGAAAAATAACGGGTAACAATTTGCCTAGTCCGCCGACCTTGGCACGGTCACCTCTATCAGCGACTGTTTGGCCCTCGTTGCCGCCACGTAGCACAGGTTATTTTCCTGATCGTATTGCCAACGCTGCGTCGCAAATCGGCTCGGGAGGGTGTTCTCGCGGTCCAGCCAGTAAACCGTGTCCCACTCGCGCCCCTTGGCCTTGTGGATAGTGGACAGCACCAGCATCCGGTCGACGTTATCCTCAAACAGTCCCTGAATAGTGTCCACGACAGCGGTGATGCTGTCGCGGTTCTCCGCGCGGCACTTTGCCGTAATTACCCGGATCGTGTCAGCCTGATCCTTGATCGACTGCGCGCCGGCGGCGTCATTACGCGCCTTGGCCCGGATAATATTGGTCTCGGACCACACGCCAACGGCCTCCTCCAGACCATGCAGCGTCTTCACCCGCCGCCACTTGGTCGCCAGCTTGATCAGACCCTTGCCAATGTCGCGACCTTCTACGCGACAGGGGACGCCATCCCGGATCAGGCTGAAGGCCAGCGTAACGAGCGGCTTGGTGTTGCGGCACAAAATTGCTGTGCCGCCGGTCAGGTCATTGCGGGCGTGCAGCTCTGAGTAGTCAATCAGGCTAACCGATCCCTCGGGGGCGTCCTCGTGCGCCTCAATGTGGTCGACCCATTGATGCGCGTGCCCAACGACCGCCTTCGGACACCGATAAGTAACAGTCAGCGGAAGCTCGATGGCGTTGAAGTCGTCGCGGATCAAATCCAGCGCGTCAGCGTCGGCCCCCGTGAAGCCATAGATCGCCTGCCGGCGGTCGCCAACGGCTACAACGCGGCCGCCCGGAGACAGAACAGCCTTCACCAGAGCGCGGCGCGCCGGGTTGGTGTCCTGCGCCTCGTCGATGAACACCCATGGATAGGTCCAGAACCGCAATTTAAGCAGCACTGGCAGGTAAACCATGTCGTCAAAATCAATCACGTCGGTTCGGGTATTAGAAGCCTTGAGGACATCAATCGCCGCGTTGACGATTTCTCCGGCGCGCTCCTGGGCGTCTTCCTTTTCGCGCCCAAGCAGGTCGAAGTGATCGATTATGTCAAACCACTTGCTTTCGTCGTCAATCGCGCCGTAGACGCCAATGGCGCGCTGCTTCGCCAAAGAGACAAGGGAGGCGACGACTTCGGAATACACGCGCACGACGTGATCCGGGTAAACGCTCTTGCCGGCTTCGGCGATAAGGTTTGTCACCTTCAGCCCCTCAACCTTGACCCTCGGGAAGGTCTTTTTGTAGGCCGAGAGGCCAAACGAATGCACTGTTCCGGCCTTCGCCTTCTTCCAGTCTACGTTGCGAGCCGCCAGCTTGCCGCTGATTTCGTCGGCAATTTTCTTGTTGTAGGCAAGCAATGCGACAGACCCCTCCGCCCGCTCAACCGCCTCAATCAGCGTCGTTGTTTTGCCGGCGCCCGCCACAGCCTCAAGGACGCAGGACCCCTTGCCCTTGACGACCCAATCCAGAAAAGCCGCCTGCTGCGGCGATGCTACAAATGCCATGTTCTATCTCCATGAAATAAGGGGGCGCCTTGCGACGCCCCCTCTTGATACAGGAAGTAACTTCTACCTGTCAAGGGGTCAGAGAAATATCAGGCCTGTCCAGCCACGTCACTTTGGGGAGTGTGACGCCCTTTTCTCTTGCCCGCCGACGCGCCTGCCCAAACGCCCGCTTGCCTTCGATGATTTTGCGGTAGTCCGGGTCTTCTTCCAGCCGCTTGAGAAAGTCGTTTCTCGCCTTCTGGAATTTTGGGTCAATTTTATTTTGCAGGTAGATTTGGCCCAGGGTCTTGCTTCTCGATATCGCTGTCATGTTTCTCTCCAAATGTTGGCTCTATTTCCAATTGAACTCTGACGTATTCCGCCATCCACTCGTATATTCTGCTTGCCGCCTCATAGTCAGAGGGGTTTTTCTCCAGCCTCTCCGCCATCCTCCGAACGCCCAGCACCGCATTGTCCCTCACGGCGACGAGCCGGCCCAGGTGACGCCGCGCCTCCTCCTCCCTCTCCGCCTGCGCCACTATTGCCTCTATTTTCGCCTCCAGCTCCTCCAGCGTCTCTGACTTCTTCCGACCCTGTTTGCTCATTTTTCCCGTCTCCTTTGTGCGGCACCGGGTGGAGCGCCCGAACCTCCGATTTCAGTCTGCTGAAGCTGAAGTTGTAGATTTCGCCATACGGAATAACGAGCTTGCCGCGCTGGCCAAAAATTACAATTTCCTTTGCAGTCCCGATGACGTTGTATCCCTCATGGTCAAACTTTATGCACCACCTCATGAAGTCGATCATCTTCATTGAACATTCCCCGACTGAGGAAAATTCATACTAAGTGCGGCATCCCGGGCGTGTCAACGGGAAATTGCATTTTTTGCCATTTTCGCGCATCATGTTGACCTTTATGGCTTTGAGGCGCTTGACAATGGATGACGGACTAATTGACATCCTCGCTGCCGGCATCTGCGCCTTTGGCGTTGGAATAGATCGGGATCAGGACGGATGCGGCAGACTGGCCCTGAGGGAGCCAAGCCAGCCGTGTCCCGCAAGTTGTGATTTTTGTCGGCTTCAGGCCGAGTTTTTGGCGGTAATAGCAGCTGAATACCTGGGGGTCATAAATGTCAGCGAACAACCAGCTTAAGAGTATTGTGGAGCGCATCGAAAAGCTTGAGGAAGAAAAGGCCGCGATTGCAAACGACATCAAGGATATTTTTGCCGAGGCGAAGGGAGCCGGGTTCGACCCGAAAATCCTGAAACAGGTTTTGGGCCTGAGGAAGAAAGACGCCTCAAAGAGGGCCGAGGAGCAAGCCCTCTTGTCTGTTTATATGGATGCCCTCGGCATGCTTGCGGGGACGCCATTGGGCAATGCGGCCGCCAGCCAATATTCCAGCTCCATCCGGACGCCTGTGGATCTTGACGGTGATGAGGCGGAAGAGTTCTAGGATCGTGGGCCGGGGGCCTCGCGCCCCCGGATTAAATGCGAGATGACGATGAGCGACGAGAAGACGGTTAAAAACAAAACCGGGCGCCCATCAAAGTATTTGCCGGAATACTGCGAGCGCGTCATAGAGCTGGGGAAAGAAGGAAAGAGCATCGCGCAGATTGCTTCTGCGTTTGATGTTGATAAAGCCAGCATTTACAGGTGGGAAGAGGCGCACGAAGAGTTCCGCACAGCTCTCGCACGCGCGAAGGCTCACTCGCAGTGCTGGTGGGAGAATGCGGCGCAGGAAAATGTCAGCAATAAAAACTTCAATGCGCAGATTTGGTTGAAGAGCGTGGCGTCGCGGTTCCGCGAGGATTACACTGATAAGCAGGTGACGGAAGTCAGCGGCCCGAACGGGTCGCCGTTGCAGGTTCAGTCGCAGGTGATAGACGCGCGGAAGCTTGACGCCGATCAGCGCGCCGCGTTGCGATCAATGATTGAGGCGGCAAGATCGGAGAAGAAAAATGCTTAAATGCAGCGACGCAAACAATTGCTCCGAGGAGTTTAGAGCCTACGCAAAAAAAATGGAGATTGTTGTTGGCGGCATCATGGACATTATGGCGGCTCATCTTGAGCCGGGACCTGAAGAGATTAATGCCATTGCATGCGTGATAACAAATGTTCTTTCGAGGCATTTTCAATCATGCGATGAAGCCTCAGAGGCCTTGCATATTTTTAACAAATCCGTTGCCGTAATAATGGCTGGCGCCGACGAGTTCCACTTGACATCATGGGCCGACGATGAGGCGACGCTTAATTAGGCCCGATGCTTGATATCCCGCACATTGATCTCGCCCGGCAAGAGTTCGAACTTGATCGCGCCGACGCCGAAGATAGCCTTGCCGAGTTCATCCGTCAGGCGTGGCATGTGCTTGAGCCGGGGCAGGATTATGTCCACGGGTGGCATATTGATTTTATTTGCGAGCATCTTGAGGCCATTACAGATGGCGTCGAGTTCGACAGCGGCGCGCATTACAATCGCCTGCTAATTAACGTGCCGCCGGGCACGATGAAGTCCCTCACTGTTGGCGTGTTCTGGCCGGCGTGGGAGTGGGGGCCGCGCAATATGCCCCATTTGCGCTACGTTTGCGCATCTCACAGCCAAAGCCTCGCCATCCGCGACAGCATGAAGATGCGGCGCCTGATTATGTCGGAGTGGTATCAGGCGAGGTGGGGCGACCGCGTCAAGCTGGTCGGCGACCAGAACGCAAAAACAAAATTTGAGACGACGTCGACAGGGTTCCGGGAGGCTGTCGCCGCCGGGTCGATCACTGGAGCTCGCGGTGATCGCGTGATCATTGACGACCCGCATAGCGTTGAGGGCGCCTCGTCTGATCAAATGCGGGCGTCAACCATTGAATGGTTTCTGGAGGCAGTGCCAACGCGCCTCAATAATCCGAAATCCAGCGCGATTGTCACCGTTATGCAGAGGCTGCACCATGAAGATGTCTCGGGCGTCATCCTCGACCGCAATCTTGGCTACGATCACATTTGCCTGCCGATGCTTTATGATCCCGCCGCCGCCAAGGAAACGATGCTGGGCTTCAAGGACCCGAGAACAGAGGATGGCGAACTTCTTTTCCCGCAGCGTTTCCCTGAAGACGTGGTAGATCGAGATCGCCGGGTCATGGGCGAATACGCCTTCGCCGGCCAAATGCAGCAAACGCCAACGCCGCGCGGCGGCGGCGTCATCAAGCGGGACTGGTGGCAGCGCTACAATCGCGATAGCTACCCGCCATTCGATTACATTCTCGCGTCCCTCGATACGGCCTACACCCTTAAGCAGGAAAACGACCCAAGCGCCATGACAGTGTGGGGTGTGTGGACGGGCGGAGACATGACGGCGCAGATCACGCGGGCGCTGACGGTCGATGGCTCTCCGACTATGATGGCCAGGACTTACACGCCAGAGCACCCCAAGGCCATGATGATCTACGCCTGGCAGGACCGCCTCGAATTGCATGAGCTCGTCGAAAGGGTGCGGGAGACCATGCAGAACTATGGCGTCGACAAGCTGCTGATCGAAAACAAGGCGGCCGGGCACAGCGTTGCGCAGGAGATCAGACGCGTTTATGGTCACGACGATTTTGGCGTTCAGCTGATCGATCCAAGGGGGCAGGACAAGCTTGCGCGGCTCTACAGTGTTCAGCACCTTTTTGAAGAGGGGCTGATCTACGCGCCAGACAGGTCGTGGGCGGATATGGTCATTACGCAGGCCGAGCAGTTTCCAAAGGCCGCCCATGACGATCTTGTCGACACGGTTAGCATGGCGCTGCGCCATCTTCGGGAGCTCGGGCTGCTTGTGCGCGGGGCGGAATTTACCGCAGAGCTCAACGATAGTATGCTGCATCGCGGCTCTGAGGAGGAGCCGCTCTATCCAGTATAGTTACGGGGGCAAGAAGATGCGGCGCCGGATACTGGCCAACGCTGTCGTGGACGTCATCCGCGAGGCGCCACCGGCCTCCAGAGAGCTTAGTATTTATCGCGTTGAGGCGTGGGGGAAGGAACCCCACGACTATGTGCGCGTATATGAAATTGCCGCGCGAGATGCTAATATGGCCGCTCGCGAGGGGTTAGATCGTTTCACAGAAGAAATTGGCGATCTGTTAGACAAGCAGGAACACTGACATGCCGATGACGCCGGGGCTCAATCCCAATCTCCGCCTCCAGCAGGATGAGCCGGAGGCGGGGCTCGCGCCGGCGGAAGATGTCGTAATTGAAATTTCTGAAGGCAGCCCAAAGATCGACACCGACGACCGCGGCAACATTATGCGGATCGAGCACGACGATGGATCCGTCAGCCTGTCACTTGACGGCAAACCAATTGAGGAGGCATCAAGAGCCGAGCGGGCGCAGGAGTGGTTTGCCAACCTGGTCGATGACATTGACGCCGGAACGCTTAACCTGATCGCCGACGACCTCCTGCGCGGCGTGCGGGATGACATTGAAAGCAGGAAGGACTGGATTGAGGATCGGGCGCAGGGCATAAAGCTCCTCGGCCTCACCGTCGAAATCCCCGGGCTACAGGGCGCCACCGACGGAGCCCCGGTTGAGGGCATGAGCCGCGTCCGCCACCCGCTTTTGCTTGAGGCCGTCCTCCGCTTTCAGGCGAATAGCCGATCCGAGATGCTGCCGACCGACGGGCCGGTGAAGGTGCGCGTCGACAGTATCGGCACAACGATCCAGACGGACTTTCTGGCGGACGCGCTGGAAAAGGATTTCAATGCCTACCTCACCGCTGTCGCCAAAGAATACTATCCTGATACTGACAGGATGTTGTTTATGCTGGGTTTCGGCGGGACCGCATTCAAGAAGGTTTACTTCTGCCCCTTGCGCGGTCGCCCGGTCAGCGAAACGGTGGATGCGGATGACCTCATCGTTAACAATTCCGCGACGACCCTTCAGGACGCCAAGCGGATAACGCATCGCGTTTACGCCAAGGCGTCGACGGTGCGCAGGCTGCAAATCCTTGGCGTCTACCGCGACATTGATCTGGCGACGCCAATGTTCGAGGCGCATGACGCCGTGCAGAGGGAGAAAGCCGAGCAGCAAGGCATTGCCGTCGAGGCGCGTAATCCGGAGGATCGTGAGCGCGAGATTTATGAAATTTACTGCGAGCTCGATATCCCCGGCTTTGAGCATAAATACAGGGGCCAGCTCACCGGACTTGAAATCCCGTATCGCGTAACTATCGATTTGTCTTCCCGGGAAGTCCTTTCCATTGTCAGAAATTATGACGAGCCAACGGGCGACGAAGGCGACGAGTTGCCGGAGGCGCGCCAGAACTTTGTCAAATACACATTTGTGCCCGGCATGGGCTTCTACGATATCGGCCTTCTCCACATCCTCGGGAACACGACCAACGCCGTGACGGCGGCGTGGCGCGAAATGCTCGACGCCGGCATGTATGCCAATTTCCCCGGCTTCCTGATGGCCGACACCGGCGCCCGCCAGAACACGAACATCTTCCGCGTTCCGCCCGGCGGTGGCGCCCTTGTGAAGACGGGCGGCCTGCCGATCAATCAGGCGATCATGCCGCTCCCATACAAGGAGCCGGGCGGCGCCATGATGACGCTGGTCAGCAACATGGTCGAGACAGGGCAGCGCGTTGGGGGAACGGCGGAGCTGGCCGTTGGCGAGGGGCGGCAGGACGCCCCGGTCGGGACGACGCTGGCTTTGATCGATCAGGCGACAAAGGTTATGAACGCGGTCCATAAGCGGATGCATGCCGCGCAGGCGGATGAGTTCCAGCTAATGTTGCGCTGCTTCAGGGAGCATCCAAATAGTTTCTGGAAGAAGTTGCGCGGGCCATCGCTTGAGTGGAACGAGAGCATCTTCAATCAGGCGATCAACAATTACGAGCTCGTTCCGCAAGCGGACCCAAACACTGCAAGCCACACCCAGCGCGTAATGAAGATCATGGCGCTTAAGCAGCTGCAACAGGCGAACCCGAGCATGTATGACGCCGTGGCAATTGATCGCGCCGCCATGAAGGCGATGGGGTGGAGCAACCCTGAGCAATTCATTGCCGCGCCGTCTGCGCCTGTGCCGCCGCCCGAGGCGCAGGCAAAAATGGCTGAGCTGCAAATCAAGAAGCAGGAAGCAGACACAAAGCAGATGCTGGCGCAGGCCGAGGTCGCCAAAATCCAGAGCGAGATGGGCGCCGCCGGGCAGGACGGCCAGCAGCTTGATCCCAATAAGATTATCGACATCCAGATGAAGCAGGCCGAGATCCGCCAGAAGGAAATGGACCTTGAATTGAAGCGCATGGAACTTGAGCAGGCGATGCGGCAATCCGGCATGGACATGCAAATGCAGCAGGCCGACATCACCGCCAAAATGCGCCAGAACCTGATCGACCAGAAGGACAATGAGCTGGACAACTGGAACCGGCAAAAGGATCGCGAGAGCTCTGAGCGCATTGCGGCGGTGAAGCTGGCGCAGGACGTCATGAAGACGCCGGGCGGCTACGCCGAGATGAAGAAGATCCTTAGCCCTGATTTGCTAAGGACGCTTGAGAGCAGGGAAGACACGCCTCCTCCGAGCATTTCCGGGCTGGAGTAAGCCAATGATCAAGGATACCCGCACGCCTCCCGTGAAGTTGCTCGAAGACGAGTATCCCACGCACTACCTGCCGCATGTCGGCAGGCAGGTGATGGAGAGCGGTGGCGCCCCAAAACAGCTTCCTCCCATTGATGTTGGGGCCATTGCGCCTCAATACAAAGAGCCCCCAAAGCCCGTCGTATCTGACATGATGCAAAACCAAATTGCCGAAATTGGCGACAGGGAAATTGCAAAAGGGCTTGCAAAATACGGTCGTGGACCTCTTGTTTCTTCCAATGTCGGGATGCCGCTGAAGGCCGGGCCGGAGCAGTCTTTCTGGGAAAAGGCTAGAGACAAAATGCTGGGGCTGGACTATGGCCGCCCGTCCGTTGAGCGCCGTCAGGCCGTGGAGGGCATAGGAAGCGCTATAGAAGCAGCCAAGCTTGCTGCATATGCGTACCCGGCGACCCGCGCCCCAATGGGTGTTTTTGATTTTACAAAGTCGGTAGCGGAAGGACGACCAATTGAGGCGTCTCTGGCGTCCGCTTTTTTGCCGGGCGGTAAATACGCCAAATACGCAGGCGCGGCTTTGGCCAGCCAAGCCGGGCCGGAAGAGGCCAAAGCCACCTTCATTGGCGAGGCGGCTCGCCTGACGCCGTCTCTGCGCCGCGCCCTTGAGCTTTCACGCAAGTATCTGAACGTTGATCGCCCGCAGGACGTCTGGCGGCAATACGACTGGGCTCCCGACCCCTCCGGACGCATGGTCAGCGAGCTTTCCGACGAAGGCGCCCGCCTGATCCCGCAGGGCCTGGCCAGGTTCAGAACGGGTGAAACAATGTCTCTTGGCGACATTTTGTCGCACCCTGAGGTATATGATCGCTACCCCTCGTCCTACACGACGAAGGTTACGCCTTATCTTCCGAAGGAAGAGGGGGAGCGCGGCTATTACTCGCCGCTTTTGGATTATATCGGCATCAATGAGCGGCTTGGTGACCGCCAGCTAATGAAAACGCTGCTTCATGAGCATCAGCACCGCATCCAGAACATTGAAGGCATGTCGCCGGGTGCGCGGACTGAGATGTTTAAGGGACCTGAGGCCGTCGCCCGGCCTCATGAGGAGCGGCTGTCCCAGCTCCTTGGCGCCATGAAGCTTCAGGAGATTATGCGGGAGAACCCCGGCATTGATCCGCTCGATGCGAAAGTTATTGCCGGGGCCAGAGGCATCCCGATTGTCGGCGGCTCTACTCATCACACGCACAAGGGCGCGGAGGAGTTGGCTCAAGAGGCAGAGTTTTTGCGCCGTGGCATAGACGATATTTACGCGACGCACCCAACGGCGCATGAGCAGTATCTCCGCACGCTTGGAGAGTGGTCAGCCCGCCTGCCCGGCGAGCGTCTTGAGCTGACGATGCCTGAGCGCCGCGTCCGTTTTCCGTTTGACCCCAATTACCCGGTGAATGTTTTGCCGGTAACATCGAGGCCGCTCGGAAACCTTCCTGGCCCCCGGTGGGAAGCAGAGCGCGAGCGGGCGATTGAGCTGGCTCGCCAGCTTCGTCGTGAGCCGTTGCCGGCAGAGCCGCGCCCATCTCTCTCCCCTGAGCAAGAGGCTCTTGAGGAAGACATGATGCAGTTCGCCCTTGAGGCCGAGGCGCGCAAGCGGGCCGGGGTTCCGCCGCCAGCCTTTGGCCCTGCGCTCTTGCCGACCATCAAGAAGGCAGGCGGTGGACCGATTGCAAAGCTTCTCGGCAAGCTTTTGCCCGAGGGATCAGGCTATGTGCCGCGCAAGGGGTTCCCGGGCGTCGTCAATCTCCCCGGCATTGGCCGCGTCGAGCCGCGACCCATCGAGCCGATTGAAAGCATTTCCCGGCGCTTTGCCGGCCCCGCGCACGACGCCCCGGTCGTCCCGATCAACCCGGAGTTTTCCGAGCGCGTCGCCCGCGAATATGAAGGCATGCGGCACGCGCCAAAAGACCCCGTTGTGCGCCGCGCCTTTGAGGCCCTGGCGGATGAGACAATGGCGCAGTATCGCGCCGCAAAGGATCTCGGGCTGGACATCAGGTTCCTGAAACCCGGGCAGGCGGACCCCTACGCGGCAAGCCCGGGCCTTGGATACGAGGACATTGTCAATCGCGGCCGCCTGTTCGTGTTCCCGACCGAGCAGGGCTTCGGCAGCACGGGCGGCCTGAACGCAACCAACGTTCTCCTGAAGGGCGCGGGGCAAGTGGGCGACAAGCCGGATGCGGTCGTCAACGACGCCTTCCGCGTCATCCACGATCTTTACGGGCACTTTGGCCCCGGCAACCCGTTCTTCCGCGCCCCGGGCGAGGAGCGGGCGTATCAGCTGCACAAACGCATGTTCTCGCCTGAGGCCGTGCCGGCGTTGGCGTCAGAAACGCGCGGGCAGAACAGCTGGGTTAATTTTGGCCCGATGGCCGAGCGCAATCGCGCCGCCTCCGGCGCGGAAACCCATTACGCTGATCAAAAGACGGGCGTGATGGCGCCGTGGGCGACGGAAGAGCCTCCGCCTGTTGGTGCGGATATTGAGCAGTTTATTCTCAACAAAAGAGAGAGCGGCGGCCGCGCCAAATACGAAGGTGGCGGCAAGGCGGCGCTGATCGGAGCCGCCTTGAAGGCCGCAGAGGAGTTCATCCCCTACACCAAAAGGATGTTCTTCACTCACAATATTGACCCGCTAAATCTTAAAAGGGCCATCGAAACCGGCGGATTGCCGGCGCCAAGCATGGCGGTATCAACGCCGACAACCAGTGATCTTTCTGATTTCGGTCCGATTGCCCTTGTCGGCAAGCCTGAGAAATTTAGCCCAACGGCCAAGTCGCCCGTTTATGGGCAGGATATCTGGTCGCCTCGCGTTCCGAATACGAGGGAATATGAGCGCACCATGTTCTCGCCCAGTGACCCCAATGCATTTGAGGGCCGGGGATTTTTCAGCATGCTGCATGATCGCCCGATGCCTGGCACAATGGAAAATTTGCTCGCCGAGATGAACGCCAGGCCCGTTATTGGCGGGGAGTTCATGCTGCCTGGAGCCAAGCGTCCGGATGAGGCGGACGTTGGTTATATTATATCTACCCTGACGCCTCGATACAAAACAATGCAGGATCTTCAGGCCGCCCGCGAGCGGCTTGTGCCGCCCGGAATTTTTGGCCAGCGACTTTTTGACGTCAGCAGGGAGCACGCAGCGCTCTCAGAGGCCTTGGGCGGTCGGGGCAAGGCGGACGATCACTTTGGCCACGCTATTCTTGACGCCATAGAGGCCCGCCGGGCTGCCGAACCGGGGCAGAGGGGTCTGCCGTTTTTTTCGCGAATACGCTCTCATTACCCGGAAATATCGCCCGAGCAGGAAAAACGCGTTGGGCGGCACATCACAAGTCTTGCGGAGATGCCTGCGAAATATTTCGAGGCCAAGCCCGGGCGCGCGGTTAGTTTGTCGGATGAGTTTGTCGGCGCCGCTATCCCGGCTTCGAGGGCCAGCGAGCTGGGGCCGCTTCTTGAGCGCGCCGGCATTCGTCGAATTGAGCAGTATGATCCGGTGCGGTCAAACATGGGAACAACTATTATGGAGCGTTTCCCTGAGGCCGGATTTGCGTCAGGGGGCGTTGTGCCGCGCGCGGACGACGATGACTTCTTCCGCCGCATGGCTTTGTGGACCTATGCGGTTGCGCCGCTGTTTGCCGGGCCGCGAGATGTGCGTCGCCATGGTTTTGCAGGCGGCGGAAAAATTATTGAGCAAGCGATCAAGGCGGCAAAGCTTATTACGTCGGAAGGCAAGCCAACCGTTCGTGGTATGGTTAATGAGGCACCGCTTTTCCCTGACGTCTACAAAAACCCTCGACTGCTGGCTGAGGAAGCCGAAAGCCGCGTCGCCCCCGAGGATCCGTTGCTGAAGCGCCTGTGGGGCGTCACCCGGGAAGACATGTTTAACATTGCTGGCTCGCGCCCGGGCAATAGGGAGCCTGTCCTGGCCGCCGGCTCGGCAAATCCCCGCGGAGTTAATTACGCCGCAGAAGGCGTCATGGTTCCTGAAAACGCCGGGCGCCTGCAAAGCATTTTGGAAGAAGGGCGCAAGCAGCCAGGGTTAAGAACAGGCATGATGCCGTGGTATTACATGGACCCGGTTCATGCGCGTCTTGAGCAGATGTTCGATCCCGACGAGGCGCGCAACAGATACAATCTCCTGAACACGTCGATTGCGATGATGTCGCCGGCCAGTAGCGTGCCGACGGAAATCAATCGCGGCCTCGGGGCATATCATCTTGCGCTGCAGGGGCGATTTGAGGACTTTATTCGCGGAGGCGGCAAGCCCAGTGAAGCCATTGGGGGCATTCTTCCGGCATACATGCGTGAGCGCATGCTTGGGCACAAGGTTCACTCAACGTCGCAAGCTGGCCCCTGGGAGAGATACATGCGAACGGGCGTCGTCGACATGGGCAGCCCAAAGGTGACGCTGTATGCGCAATCATCCGGTGTGCCGGCCACTGGTTTTCAGACCAGGCTTCCGGTGCCCGACGCACATTACACGCGCATCCTCGGCATGCCGGATGTCCGCAGGACAGCGGACCCGGCAGTTTCCATGAAAATGAACGAGTATCGCCCCGTCGGCCCGTGGTTCCGCGAAGAGGTTGCAAGGCCGCTTGAGATGGAGGCCGTTCCTGCGCAGGCGCTACTGTGGGGGACGGGGTCCGGAGCCACTGGTGTGGATAGCCCAATTGGGGCGCCGAAGCTTGAAATGCTTTCGCAGCATATCGGAAATGTTGCGCGTCACTATCGCGTTTCCCCCGAGACGGCGAGAGACCTCATCCTGCAAGGCACGCTTTATTCAAGCGGCGGCTCTGTAATCAATCGCGCTCTTGATGTAGTATCCAATCTTCCACGTCATCAGGTGGAGCCGGGGACGCCCGGGTAATCTGGCCGGAGTAACAAATGTCTAACCTTGCCAAAAAGGCCCGCGAGGCCATGAAATCAAAGGCTCGTCAGTGGGCGGGAGCCAAGGACCAAAAGGTCGACAGCTCCGATTGGTCTCCCGCAGAGCCAATCAATGCCGACGTAAAAACCGGCATGCGCCCGGTGTCACGCCGCGCTTATAAGTCCGGCGGCAAGGTTGAGGGCGACAGCTACGCAAAGCAAATTGTCAATCGCAATGTCAAAGAGGCGAACGAAAGCCGTCCGGGCATCAAGCATGTTGGCGGCATGAAGGCTGGCGGCCGAACAAAAAAGAACATCGGCGGCGTCCTGGAAAAAATCAGTCCGGCCTACAGCCTGCTGCGATCTGCGCAGCGCGGCGGCCGCGATGAAGAACGCGACGCAGGCGAGCAGATGAAGGGAGCCATGATGGCTAACCTCGCCAATCGCAAATCAGGCGGCGGCGTTAAAGACAAAAAGGCTCTCGGGGCAATTGACCCATCCGCCAAACGAGAGGCGGCGGGGCACTATAAAAAGGGCGGCGAAGCCAAACCCCCGCAGGCCGCCAGCCGCATGAGGCGCGCAACGGGCGGCGCCGCGTTGGACGTTGCCGGCATGAAGAAGGCGGGAAAGAAGCACGCCTCCGGAAAGGGCAAGACCAACATCAATATTGTTATTGCCGCGGGGAAGGGCCAAGGCATGCCTCCGGCTGATGTAATGGCGCCGCCGGCGGCAATGCCGATGCCGATGCCGCCGCCGCCAATGGCTGGGCCGCCGGCTGCAGCCATGCCGCCTATGCCTCCAATGCCGCCCGCCGGAGCTGGCCCCATGCCCCCAATGCCGCCCGTTCCGGGCCGCAAGGCCGGGGGGCGCATCACCAAGGCCGCCAGCTCCTACAAAGACATGAAAGCCGGGGCGGCAAGCGGCGAGGGGCGTCTGCAAAAGACCGAAATCGCCCGACGCCACAAGGATGCCCCCGCCCGCAAGTCCGGGGGGCGCATTAGCAAGGTGGCCAAGTCCTATAAGGATATGACCGCTGGCGCCGCAAGCGGCGAGGGGCGCCTTCAGAAAACCGATATTGCGAAGGCAAAGTAGATACAGCGGCCACTCGCTGTAAGGGGTCGGAGGCCTTGACCCCCTTCTCGGCTTCCGACCCCGACCAATAGGGGGATATTGTGGCTACTTACACGCGCAACAATATGTTTGCTCAGGAACTTGAGCGGCTGATAGATGCAGAAGTCGAGAGGATGAAAGAGAACGTTTCTTTGGGATTTGTGGAAAATTTCAGCGACTACAAATACGTCGCCGGAAAGTTGGCGGGGCTTCGCTCTGTCAAGGACCTGATGGCCGAGGCTTCGGCTATCTGTGATGGCAAACCGCGCGAAAACTAAGGGGTGAGCGCATGACTAACCTGATAATGGATCACGAAGGCGATCCAAAGCAAAAGCTTATCGATGCCCTTGGCGACTTGTCGGAAATTGAGTTGTTCAACAACAAAATTCTTGTCGCCGTTTACATCAGGCCGGAGAAAACAAAGAGCGGCCTGTATCTCAGCGACAAATATCGCGATGAAGATCGGTTCCAGGGGAAGGTTGGCCTGCTTGTTGGCGCCGGCCCGGATGCCTTTGCCGACGAAAATGGCGCGTGGTTTCGCGGAACCAGCTTCAATCTTCATGACTGGCTTGTTTTCAGGCCATCTGACGGTTGGAGCATCACAGTAAATGGCGTTTTGTGCCGCGTTTTGTCGGACACAAACGTTCAGATGCGCATTCAGTCTCCCGACGCAGCGTGGTAATGGAGAAAAGTAATGTCTGAAGATCATGATCACGTCGATGTTGTTATTGAAGAGACAAAGGAAGAGAAAAAAGAAGAAACGCAAGTAGAAATCGTCGACGAAACGCCAGAAACGGCGGCAAAATCGGAAAAGCCTCCGGTAATTGAGCCCCAGGAAGGCATTCAGGAGCTTAAAAGGCGCCTTGAGGCCGAGCAAAAGGCTCGTCAGGAGGCTGAACACCGCGCCAGATTGGCTGCGCAGCATGCCGAGCAGGCCCAAGGGCATGTTGAGGACGCCAACTACCAGCTTGTCGTCAACGCAATCGGCACACTGAAGGAACGGTCAGACACCCTCAAGGCCGCCTACAAAGAGGCAATGAGCGTTGGCGATTATGACAAGCTGGCGGACATCCAGGAGGCTATTTCCGTCAATGCGTCGCAGCTCTCAGAGCTTAATCGCGGCGCAAGAGCAATGAAAGAGGCGATGGATGAGGCGGTGGAGAGGGCAAAACGCCAGCCTGTTGAGCCTATGCCCCGCACGGCCGATCCGATTGAGGATATGGCTTCGCGTGTTTCTGAGCGGTCGGCTTCGTGGTTGCGTGCAAATAGGGAAAATCTTCAGGACGCGCAGAAAATTGGCCGGATGTTTCGCGCGCATCAGGATGCCGTTGAAGACGGCATTGTGGCGGATAGCCCTGAATACTTCGCCTACATTGAAAACCGGCTTGGCATAAGAAAGCAGGCGGCTGAAGACAACGCAATGTCGGAGGCCGCCGCGCCGGTCGCCCCTCGGCGCGCCCCCCAGCCCCCTCCGGCCCCAGTGTCTCGCGGCACGTCGCGTCCTAATGTGATCAGGCTGACAAAGGATCAGGCTGAGCACGCGAAGATGTTTGGCATGACGGAGAAGGAGTATGCGCTTGAACTGACGCGCCTGCGTGAAGAAGGCAAGGTCGCACATTAACGGAGACAAATATGAATACGCCTGCAGTGACAAAAAAAGGAATGTTCGCCAAAGCCGCCGCGTCAATTGACGAGGCTCCGCCAATGAGGCCGCAGATGAGAGATGAAGACCCTCGGGCGAGAGCCGCGAAGCGCGCAGCAGAACTTCGCGGCCACCTTGAGGAGGACCTGGCCGGCTCGGTTGATGAATTTTATGTCGACCCGGAGATGGTGCAGGATGGGTGGACGTATGAGTGGAAGCGGCACACAGTCATGGGGGCCGAGGATCCTTCCTACCAAATCCATCTTGCGCGCATGGGGTGGACGCCTGTGCCTACATCGCGACACCCCGGCATGATGCCTTACAACACGACAGAGACGATCATTATGCGCAAGGGCATGATCCTGATGGAGTGCCCGACCGAAATTGTCGAGGAGCGTCGGGCGTTTGATATAAAAAAGGCCCGGGATCAGGTGCGGGCGAAAGAGGAGCAGCTTGCGGGCACTCCGGACGGGACGATGACCCGCGATCACCGGGAAACGCGGCCAAAGATCAAAAAGTCTTACGAGCCCATGCCCATCCCGGAGTAGTGTCATGCATCACACAACCTTTCAGTATCTTGAGCCATCTGATCGGCAAAAGGGCCGGATGCAGGAAATCCGGGATGCGGCCCAGACCTACATGGAAAGGGTCATGGACCTTGTGCCTCCGGGCGACGATAAGGAGCATGTCATCCGCCTGATCCGAGGCTCCGCAATGTGGGCGAACGTCGCCATAACACGCTACGCGGACGGCACGCCAAGAGAGTGACTTCTCAAAAAAGGGGCGGCTTCTGGCCGCCTCTTTACTTTTCATCATTGTTTATAGATAATGCCCCCAGGCTGCAAGACGGCTCGGGCCTCCCCGGCGTGAGGCATTAGCACTTCCTGGTTCTACAATCGCCCCGGCGCGCGATGAAGGAGCCTCCTGTAAAAAGGAGAACCTGTCATGGCGAACACAGCCGCCTACAACGGTTTCCAGCAGTATAGCGGCACCGGCTCTGCACCAACCTATGAGCAGGTAGCCGTTCAGATCGCTTACAATGCAAGCGCGATTTATTACGGCGATCCCGTAAATCCGGATGGCAATGGCTATGTCGTAGTCGGCGTCACCTCCTCGGGGTCGGGCAACACTCAGGTTGCCGGCATTTTTGTTGGGTGCAAGTATCTCTCAATCGCGCAGAAGCGTGTCGTCTGGTCAAACTATTGGCCGGGATCCGACGTGGCTTCGACACAGACGGTTGAGGGCTATATCATCAATGACCCCAATGCAAAGTTCGTTGCTCAGTTCGGCAACGTGTCCGTCGATCAGACATACGTTAACGCCAATGTCGGGTTTAACATTGGGTCTGGCACGGCGGCCAACGGTCTTTCCGGCGCGTATCTTGCGACCGTTGGGACAGACAATAGCTTGCCGTTTCGTGTTGTCGCCCTTGTAACTGATCCGCCTGGTCAAAACGGAACAGAAAGCGGCGCCTATCAAAAGGCAATTGTCGCCTTCAACAACGTAAGCACCAAGCAGCTTACTGGCGTTTAAAAAGGAGTAAGGACCAATGGCTGTTAATCTTTCCGCCATCAAAGACCTTCTCCTCCCCGGCCTGCGGGGAATTGAAGGCAAGTATGAGCAGATCCCGTCGCAATACGACAAGATCTTCACGAAGCACAACTCTAAAATGGCGCTTGAGCGCACTGCAGAGATGCGCTTCCTGGGGCTTGCCCAGCTAAAGACGGAAGGTGGTCAGACGGCGTTCGATAATGGCGCCGGCGAGCGTTATGTGTATAACCAGGAGCACGTTGAAATCGGCCTTGGTTACGCCATTACGCGCAAGGCCATCGACGACAATCTGTATAAGTCACAGTTCATGCCGTCGAACCTTGGCCTGATTGAAAGCTTTCATCAGACGAAGGAAATCTACGGCGCGAATGTCCTCAACACGGCTCAGACCTACTCTGCGTCCGTTGGCGGCGACGGCAAGGCTCTTTGCGCCACCGATCACCCGATTGATGGAAGCACCGTCTCAAACAAGACGACGGTCGACCTGAACGAGGCGACGCTTCTTAATGCGATGATCTCAATCAGGACGAATTTCAAGGACCAGGCTGGTCTGAAGATTTTCGCCCGCGGTCGTCGTCTGGTTGTGCCGCCGGCTCTTGAGCCGACTGCAATCCGCCTGACGAAGACTGAGTTGCGCCCCGGCACGGCGGACAATGATGTGAATGCGATCATGATGACTGCCGGCGGATTGCCGGAGGGTTACATGTCCAATGACTTCTTGACCTCCTCGACGGCGTGGTTCCTGCTGACCAACATCGACGGCCTCTCCTACATGGAGCGTATTCCGTTCGAGACTGATATGCAGATCGACTTCGTTACAGACAACTTGCTGGTCAAGGCTTACGAGCGCTACTCGTTCTCGTATTACAACTGGCGTTCAATCTACGGATCGTTCCCGTCGTAATAAATGCAGAGCGGGGCCATAAATGGTCCCGCTTTGTCTTGGTGCTTGAATTGCGTCGACCGGCCAAGCGGACGCTGCACAGACGACGCAATCAATCTTTGTGCAGGAGGAGTAAATGGGAACAACAACCTTTACTGGCCCCATCAGGGCCGGCAACGTTCTTAACACCACCGGGTCTTCCGCCGGATCTGTGAGGAACGTTGGATACGTCCAGATGGTTCAGTCTGTCGCCGTCACGCAGTCTGCCACGGCCGCCGCCACGGCAATCTGTTTGCCTGCGAATAGCCAGATTGTCGGCATCACCGCTCTTGTATCCGTTGCCTTTACTGGCGCCTCTGCGGGGCTGAATATTGGCACCTCGGCTACGTCAACAGAGCTCGTTGCGGCTGCAAACTTCCTGCTTAATGCCGTTGGGCTTTTTTCGGCAAGCCCGGGCACTGACGCCACGCGCACGGCGGCCTGGGTAGACGTTGGGGCGAACGACGTGATCATTTATGTCAAAGCAGCCAATGCGCCTTCCGGGTCCACTGGGGCGGCTACGCTTAGCATCGAATATGTGCAGGCCTACAACCTGACACCGTAACAGGAGGTTCTCATGGGTGCTTACAAAGGAAAGGCTTCGACCATCAAGGAAGCCGGAGAGAAGACCGACGGCTTCAAGAAGGGTGGCGGCTGCATGAAAAAGGGCGGCAAGGCCGTTATGTCCAAGGCGGAGAAGGGCGAGAAGCCTGCCCGCGCCACGGGCGGCGGCGTGTTTTCGTCAGCCAAAGGCGGCACGCCGCGCGGGGCGGCCCCGAAGCCGTATTGATGGCGGCGCTTCTTGTGGCATAGAGCAATCAGCGGGGGCATCGAGCCCCCGTTTTGCCAAGAGAGGGCGATATGGCGAAATCTCCTGCCTGGCAGCGGGCTGCCGGAAAAAATAAAGAAGGCGGCTTAAACGCCAAGGGGCGCGCGTCGGCGAAGGCGCAGGGCATGAACCTGAAGCCTCCGGTGTCGAAGGAACAGGCGGCTAAGAGCGATAAGGCGGCGAGTCGTCGTTCCTCATTCTGTAGCCGTATGACCGGTATGAAGAAGAAGCTGACTGGCGCCGCGGCTGCGGCCGATCCTAATAGCCGCATCAACAAGGCCCTCAGAAAGTGGGACTGCTGATATGTCCAAGCCATTCTGGGAAAAAGACGCCCCAAAAGACGCCAAGAAGCGTGCTTTGAGCGTGAAAGGTGTTAAAATGGCAAAGGCAAAAGCTCGCGCCGCCGGCCGGCCATACCCGAACCTGGTCGACAACGTAGCGGCCGCCAGAGCGGGCCACACGAAGGGAAAACGATAATGCAGGCTCGACAGGTAACAGTTTCCGACGCATCGGGTGGAGTGAAATATTCCTCCTCAGTGCGCTTTGACGACTTCGCGCCGCCGAACATTTCGATCCAGTGCACGGTGACGGGCACGGTGAACTACACGGTTCAGTCGTCGCTGGACGACCCGAACGACCCATTCAATCCTGTTGCTGAAGGCTCAATGACTTGGGTTGATAGTTCGGACACGAATGTTGTTGGCGCCACGGCGACGAAGCAGAGCAACTTCCTGTTCGCGCCGAAGTTTGCGCGGATTAAGCTGGCAAGCGGCAGTGGCTCTGTTGTGGCTACATTCCTCCAGAGCAGCAACGGGCCGATTTAATGGCTAACGGCCTGACGACAGACCCCGGACTGAGCATTCCAACAGGTCTATCCCCCTCTGCGGGGATGACTGTTGGAACCGGATTGTCGTTTCAGGGCTTTGGTGGCGGCACGCCCGGGCCGCCGGGCAATAACGGAATACTCCAAGAAGGCAGTCTGGTTGACTTCATCATGCAAGAAGGCAACGTGGACTTTATCCTGCAGGAATAAAAGATGGCAAATCTCCCCATTTCAGGATTTCCGACTGGCGGCACAATTGCACAGGCCGGAGACGAATTTGTCATTGCTCGCAGCGGCGCAAATTACAAGCTAACAAGCTCCAGCATTTCAGCTTTCGTCCTCGGCGGCCCCACGACCCAACTCGGCGCTGCGGACGTTGCCTCCGGCGCTGTCCCCCAGACGCTACAGGTCCAGAGCAACACGGGCGCAAGCACGACCGGCCCGAACTTCACGATCAAGGGCTCCGCTGGAACGACCGCTGGCGGGTCGATTATCTTTCAGACGCACAATGGCACCTCGTATGCGGCTGCTCTGACGCTAACAAGCGCACGGAACGCAATATTTGCCGGTTCTTTGATGAACACGGATACAATCTCCGGGATAATACCAAATTCCGGCGACTTATTTTATATAGACGTGCCCACAAATGGGCTGGCTATTCGCAATAACGCTGGTTCTTATGCTCAGGTTTTGAGACTGACTACATCTGGCGCTTTAACGCTTGGTCCGACAAGCGCTGCCGCGACTATTCTTCCCGACGCCGCCAACACGCTCGCGCTGAGGAACAGCACGAACGCGCAGACGTTCAACGTCTACAATACCTACACCGACGCGAGCAACTATGAGCGCGGTTTTGTAAAATGGACTTCAAATCAATTTTCAATTGGACAGGAGGTTGCTGGAAGCGGAACAGCACGCGCGATTGTTATTTCCGGAAAGGCATTTACCGCCGATACTATTGATGGATATACTCTGACTTTAACAAGCCCATCAAGAACAGACTTCACAATAAACTCAGTAGGATCAAACTTTGCTGTCTTTAATTTTGCGCGCGGAGGCACTTCAGTTTGGAATTATTATTTAAGTAACTCAACAGATGACTTTGTGATTCAAAAAGTTGGCACAGGCGCTATTGCCACATTTCTATCCGGCGGGAATGTGCAATTTAGAAGCGCCAGCTTAATCCAGTTCGGCGGCGCTACCTCCTCCTTCCCCGCGCTGAAACGCTCCAGCGCGACGCTACAGGTTCGCCTTGCGGACGATAGCGCCTACTCCAACATCGCAGCCGCGCAGCTTTACAGCCCGCCGACCGCGCTTACTTCCGGCGCGACGATTACGTGGGATGCTAATCTTTCGTCGGTAGCTACGCTGACGCTTGATCAGGTCGGCGCGACCCTGACGATTAGCAACGCCGTCGCGGGCGGCACCTATCTGGTCGTCATCACGCAGGGCACGGGCGGCAACAAGACGATTACGACGTGGACCAGCTTCAAGTGGCAGGGCGGCGCGGCTCCGACGCTCTCAACCTCTGCTGGCGCGATTGACGTTGTCACCGCCGTGTATGACGGCACCAGCTTCTACGCCACCGCTCAGATTGGGTTTGCCTGATGCCGCTTCCCTTCCCGACTGGCCTGTATAATTCCGCGTCTCCGGTCGTTCTGGGGCTGTTTACGCAGCCGCTCAACGACTTCTCAACCCTCTCCACCACGTCCTCTATGCCGACCGGCGGGCTTATCACCCGCGCGGGCAATGCGATGCTGTATGACAGCACGGGCAAGCTGACATATGCGCCGAATAATCTGCTGACGTATAGCAATACGTTCAATGTGACGTGGTCGGCAGCCAATGTTACTCCAACTGGCGGGCAGGCCGATCCATTAGGCGGCACAACCGCGTTCAAACTCGTTGTTACAAATGGGCAAACAAACGGGTCCATTAATCAAACAGCTATTACTGGTTCCGCAAACGACCTAATTGCATTTGACCTCACGACAGGCGCTACATCCAACCTAGCAGGAGGCGCGACCGATGCGATTGCAACAAGTTTAGGAAGCGGTTGGTGGCAGGTTTCGTTTAAAACCGCGACGACATCAGGCGCGCGTATGCTGATTACGGTCGTCGCTAAGAACGCTGGATGGAACTCAATAGGGGTTCAATTCTACAGCGGCGCAGTCTACCTATATCCGCGCCTGTCAAACGCTTCAGCTGGAACGGGTGACGGGACAAATGGCATTTTTGTCTATAAATCTGCGGCGTCGCTAGTCACATACGAAACCACACCCCGCTCCGGCGACCAAGTCATCACCACCACCGCCGCCTACTACGGCCCGCGCTTTGACGTAGACCCGGTAACCTTGCAGAACAAGGGGCTGCTGGTGGAGGGGGCGCGGACGAATTATCGTTCTTACTCAAGCGACTTTACGCAGACATCTGCGTGGACAAAGCTAGGCTCTTGCACCGTAAATAACACAACACTATTAACAATTGCACCAGACGGGACTAACACAGCGCAGGCTATTGTCCCGGTCAGCAACAACAGTGTGAATGGCATTGTTGATGCCTCTGGAACGATATACTCTTCTGGAAGAACAGTTTCTTTTTACGCAAAAGCAGGGACGGGCATAAGCACAATCACTGGTCAAGACGGCGCAGGAAATGTTTGGACCGTAAACCTGTCGAATGGGTCGTCAACATTTCCTTCTGTTTATACATACGTCTCTGTAACAAATGCCGGTAACGGCTGGTATCGCGTCGCCTTTAATACCACCAACGCCTCTTTTTACATTGGCGCAAATTCCGGCGCAAATGGCTCAAATTATTTTTCGCTATGGGGTGTTCAGGTAGAAAACGGCGCGTTTGTCACAAGTTTTATTCCAACTGTCGCAACTGGCAGCATCGCCCGCGCCGCCGAGACATTCACGCTCGCCAGCTACACCAATCGGCTTGTCGAGAGCTTCTACATCGACGAGCAGACTGGCGGCTCGTGGTCCGCTAACATCAATGCTTCCTCCACCAGCCCGCTGACCATCTCCACGCCGACATACGGCTGGGTTACGAGCTTGCGGGCATACGTCAATGCCGCAGCCGGGACCATCTCCACGCCGACGTGGATTGACAATAGCGGCACCACCGGCAACCGGATGATGCATGACAGCACCGGGACGCTGACGTGGGCTCCGGCGAATTTGTTGTTGCAGAGCAATGCGTTTTCCAACGCTGCTTGGACATATACCAACATGACCCTTACTAGTGGTCAGACTGACCCGAATGCGGGGTCAACGGCTTGGCTTGTTTATCCGACGACCACTGGAACGGCCAGAGAAGTTTACGTCGCGAACACCTATGCAACTGGCGTTAAATACATCTTGTCACTATACGCAAAAGCGAGTGGCATGACATGGTTTGCTCTTGGAACAAACGGCCCAACCAATGGCGCGTGTGTTTGGTTTGACCTTCAGAATGGCGTAGTTGGAACTCAGGCTACAGGGCATGTCGGCTCTATAACATCTGTAGGCAGCGGTTGGTATCGTTTGTCTGTGGCCGTAACAGGCGGCGCTACGGGCGTTTCTGCATATTTTGACTTTGCCCCTGTAGATGCAAATGGATCAGGGACAGCCACCCGAAGCGGAACAAACGGCGTTCTCGTCTGGAACGCGCAGCTAGAACAAGTCACCTACCAAGCCGCCCCCTCAACCTACATCCCAACGACCAGCGCCGCCGTGTATCAGCCGCGCTACGACTATGACCCCAGCGTGACCCCGGCGACACCAAGGGGGATGCTGATTGAGGAGAGCAGGACGAATATCGCTCTCAGCGCGTTTACGTCCGCGAATTGGACGACGGGACAGTCAACAAAAGACAGCACTATAGCTGGCCCTGACGCTGTGTCAGGAAGCGCGCAGACGATTAAGGCTGTTGCGGGCAACGCCTATCATATGTTGTATTCGACTGCGGCTATTTCGGTAAGCGCGAACACGGACTACACATATTCTCTTTATGCAAAGGCGGGAACGTCAAGGTATGTTAACCTAAATGTCTTTGGCAACTCGGCAAACCATTATATCTCGGCTGTGTTTGATATTGGCGATACGTCGCTTACAGCACGCACGGAGCAGAGTGTTGGAACATCGTCTGGAACGATTGCCGGGACAAAGCAGGAATATCTCGGGAATGGCTGGTTCCGTCTTTCGTTGACAGGTAAGACATCGCAAACAACCGTTTATCTGGAAGCCTGTATCGCCTCATCTAAGACAGGAAACACGTTTAATGGCGCGGGGGAAGTAACTTTCAATGCTGCCGGGACGGAGACCATTTCTCTCTTCGGCGCACAACTCGAAGCAGGCTCCTTCCCCACCAGCTACATCCCCACGAC